CAATAAATCCGTGGTCAGGTAAGAATACTTGTATAGAGTTAGAAGTGTTAGTAGTTTTTAACACATTGGTTGCATTAACTTTTGATGGACTACTATTCTGTAGTATTACAGTCCCACCTGCAGCAAAGTTAGCACGAATTAATTTAAATGTTAAGTCTTTAGTCTGATCTGGCTCCCAAGTTTTACCATTCTGAGATTTAAAGAGTGACCCTAATGTAGCTTGTTTAGTTAATTTTTTCTCAGTTGATCCTAGAATAAACTCACCAGCTTCTGCTACAAATGCATTATATTCATTAGAGTCAGATAATAATACTATGCAGTAATCTTCATCACCAGATAGGTATACAGGCTCTTCTAACGTGAATGTTGTTATTGCTGAACCATCTTCTGATACAGTAATTGCATCTGGACTCTTAAATACTGTTGAACCTGGAACAGCTGATTTAGCTGAGGGAATTCCATTGACCATTGGTCTTAATTGAGCAACAACTGGTGTTTTACCTATAGCTGGTTTAGATTGGAATCTTACTTCTATTTTAGTAATGAATACTCCGGAGCTTTCACCAACAGTGAATGATTGAGCTAGAGGATCCTTACTACATCCTCCTCCATATCCAGCATCCATGTCACCATAATCTTGAGTGCCTTTTGGAGGGTTCTGAATCCACGTTCCTCCTCCACCAGGAGCACTATAAAATGTTACTCCAGGACCTGTAGGGTTATTATTATCATCATTATTATTGCTTCCACCTGGATAGTTAACACCAGGTACAACACCTACAACAGCCGTATTTGTAGTGACTACTAGATCAACTGTTCTAGTAGATAGGATTGTTTGTTGTCTGTGAACTAGTACACCTTGAGCATAATATTTAGCGGTTGCAATAGAAGTACAATCTTCTTCATTATTTTTACTAATATCAATTAAGGTAAATGCTTTGTCACCAGACGTAAACTTAATGTCTTTTGTATTAGGTAAGAAGAAAGAACCTGATAGTTCACCGTCAGCGTTTGTCTCTAATACAGCTGTATTACCATCTGGATGTGCAGTAAGTTTATTATAACCTGTACTCCAATCTTGATTAACACTAGATGATCTTTGGAAAGTTTCTTTCTTAACCCATGAGTCGACTGCTTTTAATCCAAAGAATGGATAATGTCTTGTATTAGGTTTTAATCCTTGCGCTTTAAAGAATATCTTACGAGTTCTCATATACGGTAAGAATGCGCGACTTACTTCTACACCTTCTTCATCTATGAATGAAGTACTGGTTTTAATTCCAGAAATTTTTATTTCTTTATCAGTGCGTTTTATCTGAGTCCCGCTTGTAAAGTTACTGCCTGTATTACTTCCGAGAGATTCTCCAACAGTTAAATCTTTCTTAACTCCAGACCAGTTAAAGCTCCAATCATTCCAGACACTACCAGCAATATTACCTTGAACGAACCCACCATCAACAACAATAGGTTCAGTAAATTCTGTATCAAACCATTCATCTGAAGTAGGGGATATCTCCATATGCCCTCTTTTTAATACAACAGAGAACGGATTAACATTTTCAATACCCGTCATAAACTCATTAGAGATATAATCAACATCATTATAATCAAGCATGATATTGTCGCCTCTAATACGCACATTAAAGTTATCAGTAGCATCACTGTCATAGAAGAGGCTAGTGTTTCTATTACTAAACTGAGGTCTCATGCTCTGTAATACTGGATCAATAGCTGATTTATATTCAGGACTTGCTGTGAAAGTTCTTTGTTGATCAGCAAAATTATCTACAAAGAAACCTGACTTAGTACGACTCAAACCATTAGCATCAAATATATCAAAATTAGACGTTTCTAATTCTAATAATGAAAGAGCAGTTGTTTCTTCTAAAGTTGATACTCGCTGTTCTAGTTTACCTATATCTGCCATTGTAAATCGCTTATATGTAAGCTGCTCACTATTGATATCATTATCATCTATCATAAACGGATTCATAACTACGTTAAATAAATCTAATGTATTCTCTGGAGACTTAGGCAGCTCTGGATTAATAGCAGCATCACCTTTTATCACTTGTAACTGTCCATTGTTACCTATAACTACTTTAGCAGCTTGACCCATATAGTAGTTAACATCCATTGTAATAAGATCAGTAGGTCTTGGCAATTCGTTAATTTTAGATCCAGATCCAAAAGTACCGTCTGTAGCAACTACAGGTCTAAAATCAATAACGTTACGTAAGTTAATTACATCTCCGTTAGACCTAGTAAAGTTAGGAATATCTTCATAATTAACTTGACCTGTATATGAATTAACTGCAAAGAAGTCACCTCCTGAGCCATGTTCAAAATGCTTGTATTTAACAAAAAGAGTAGTAGGAGGTGTACTACCAGTAACTAGATTTAGTTTACCGTTAGTGTAGAAGTTATCTCTTTGACCATTATCTGTTTCAAATATGGCTGTTTTATCAGCACCTGCAGAATCTGTCTCTGCAATAATTTCAAATGAGAAGATATCTGGTTTATCAAAAGTATAACCTGTGATATTACTACTACCGTCACTATCAGCGTCTGTAGCTGTAGTGAATGTTTGAGTTCTCTCTGTAAGAGTTTTAGTTCTTATTGTACTAGCTGCTTTATTAACATAAGCAAGCACTTCATAAGAGCCACCCGTTTTGTTTTTAGCAATTCCTGTTATATCTACAGTGTTAGTTCCTGCTCCGGTAATTGTTGTTGGTACTTCTATATCTGAATCAGCTGCTCCCATCACCCACAGATTTAAATCTGCAAAGGTTTCTCCATTAGCCGGAACTTGTAAAGTCCCTGTGCCTAAAGCACCTGTGTTAGGTATAGTAAATCTTCTTTGCACGGTAAGAGATATATCTGATATAGACTGAGGTCTAGTATTAGGTAATTCAAATAATAGAGAGCTGTTTGAAGCGTCTTTTAAAACTGCTTTATTAACTTCTAAAACTAAATTAAAGAAATCTGTAGTACCTGTACCAATTGATTTTACATCAGCAAAGTTTTGACCAGAGTTCATAACAACATCAAATATATACAATCTGTGGTTAGCACCATCTTCTTCTACATGACGAACTCTAGCAGTACCAATAGTAGATCCTCCATGAGTAACAGCACTTCGTAAGTTCATAATTTGAAGTTCGTTAATATTAGGGATGCCTTTACTACCTGATACAACAATATAACTACCATAGTTAGCAGCGACTACTTCATTGTTTGCTGCTATTGTTGATCGAGGCTTAGAAACAACAATAGCTGTTTGACCAGAAGTAGCTACTCTATAACCATCTACATAGCCAATACCAGGGCTTACTACATAGTTTATCTTACTCGTATCAGAGTCACCGGTCTCAAACTCGAGTTCGAATGGTTTTACTATATAATCACCAGACTCTTCTTTAGTCCGCCGTGCCATAACATTTGCAATTTGATTATAATTGTCTGTAGCGCCCACTTGAGATTGAACAAAACCTTGAATAATATTAGCTACTTCAATAAAGTTTTCGTCTGAATCTACATACGCTTTATCAGCGATTGTTAAGTTTATTCTGTACCTATCTGCACCAGGTGATGCTAGGTTAGGTGTAGCACCTTGATTATCAAATAGAGATTGATCATCAGATGATGTAACAATATCTTGAGTCACTTTGAAACCTAATCTCACATTTGGATTAGAAGTGTACTTAGATATAATTAAGGATTGTTGTCTAGCAAAAACAAAGTGTTCTTGAGCAAAGAAATCACCTGCATGGATAGAAGCTCTAGTTCCTTGACCTACAGCAGGGTTTGTTACAGTATTAGTTCCTTGTACGGCCAAATCATAATTAGTAGAACCTATAGCTTCACCAGCTAACACTCTTATAGGAGCTGAATTAGTTGAACTTGCTGTAGATGTTTTTGTATCTGTGTATGTAACATACAATGTAGCAGGGTCTGTTGCTGTTGCAGCAACTACTTCTAGTACTTTAAACTTGGTTAAGCTATCAGAGGTAAACTCTACTCCCACTAGATCTGTAATAACAGCAGGAAGCGGAAGAGTTGTTGTGTCTAATTTAATAAATTCATATTCATTATTTACAGTGACTCCACCTGGATTTACAGATGCGCCTTCTTTAAATATATGCTTACCTAATCGTCCAAGCTCTTTTTGCATAATAGTTTGCAGTTGAGTGAGCTCACGAGCCTGCAATGCACGGCCACTATTAAATAGAATCCTGTGGAAGTTGTCGCTGTCTGTAAAATCATCTCTATATGTAGATGAGAATATTTCGGATGTAAATGCTTTTACCATATTAGTCTTCCATTAAAGTTGGATAATAATTTTTATATCTTCTGTTTGATCTGCTGATCTTTGTATTGCTGCTCTATTATCTATATACATTACTTCACCTGTAGATATATCTACATCACCGTTTGTATACGCAAAAGAATCACCGTCTACACTTGAGTCATCAAGCGTACCAGCTCCGGAGCCATCAATTTCGGATATAACTTCGCTTTCTCTAAACGGTTGAAATCCAGTGTCTGAATCTTGAATATACCAAACCTCGTCTGAGTCTGTTTTTACAACATAAGCTTTTGCTCCTGATACACCTGAAATAGTTTTATCTGGAGAGAAGGTTGAGGTAATAGCAGAGAATTTCATACGTCTTAATGCATTACCAGTAACTCCTGTATACAAAGCATCTGAGTCTGGTATTTCTATATTTTTAATAAGAGTAACTTGTCTAAAGTCGTTTCCAATTACCCAGTTAGATCCTTCATCACCAGCTGGTTTTGCTGTAAACATCATTGCTGTTGCTTTAAGATCATCTCTTGGATCAGCTCCGAAACCAGCTGCAGGTCCTATAATAGGTCTTGCTACTGCACCAGAACCATTACCACCTGTAATCTTTACATAAGCTTGTGTAAAGTTTCTACCATGAGCTTTATTACCATCAGAATCTTTTACATTAATCTTTGTTACAGCGCCACCACTTACAGTAGCAGTAGCATTTGCAGCTACTCCGTTACCTATAACTTCAACTGTAGGCACTGTTGTATAGCCAGAACCTCCAGATAGTACTTGATAACCTACCACTTCACCTCTTGAAGCAGCATTCTGAATACCAACCTGCTCAACATGGTCAGCAGCATCATCAGAGTCAAACGCTCCAAACTTAGTTACAGGCATAAAGTTAGCTGATAAGAATTGTGATGCTCTTAAAGCACCAACTGAGTATAAGAACTTCCACACATACCCATCAGCAGTTTCAAATGCTGTAGTAAGAGTACCAGTAGGTTTAACTGTTGATGTGACTGATTGACCTAAAGCTGTTTGACCCGCTTCAAGACAAACATATATGTTATTCTCATCTGTGATAACATAGAAACTATTTGTTGGATGTCCCACTGAGTTATCATTGTAAGATTGATAAATCGCTCCTAATGACCATGAGTATCTTGGTATAACAAATGAATGAGCTTCAACGTTCTTAATAGCTGTCATATTATACTGAGCATCACGAATTGTTCTAATAGCATTAGTAGGTGTTGGAGCAGTGTCAGTTCCATTCCAATCAATAGGTCTACCTACAGAGACATAATAATTGTTAGCTGCGCTATCAATATCTTTTTGAAGGTTTAAAAGAATCTCTTTTTTGAATCTATCTGTAATAATTGCTGGCATGTTATATCTCTTATGCTGTTATATAGTATAGTGCGTCAGTGTCACTTGATGTATACAATTTAGGCATCATTAACATCCACCCATCTGTATTATCAATCCATACACAGTTTACTATACCGTATTGTTTTACTGTAAAGCTAGTACCGTTGAAGAATGTTGTAGGAGTCACGGTAACAGCTCCTGCAGCTCTATTAACAAATGTTTTTGTTTGTCCTACTTCAGTACCATTAGCTAGCGTAGCTGTAGACGTAGTACCTAAATTAAAGATAGACATTGTTCGTGCTAAACTAATAGCTTGAGCATTAGCGTTAACAGTCTCTGATTTATATGTCACACCTGTCTGTATTTCTACAAGACCAGTACCAGTACCAGATAATCCTAAACTAACATTGGTGTCTGTACCTACAGCTGCGACTTGAGGAACACCTGTTGTTGCAGCGTTACTAATCTGAATCTCATTTACAGCAGATGATGTAGGAGTTAGTCTAATTATTTCTGCACTATTAACATCATTGATTGCTGTTGTAATATTAGGAGTTACAATGATTGGAGATG